TAATGGGTGACAGAATTGACAACATCATAGGCATCCACGGTATTGGCGAGAAGAAGTCAGAGAAGATTCTAAAGGACTGCGTTACTGAGCAGGAACTCTACGACAAATGTGTAGAGATGTACGAAGGTGACGAAGACAGAGTGATAGAGAATGGTAGGATGCTCTGGCTGCGTAGACACGAAGGTGAGATATGGAGCTTCAATGAAACCACGGAATAACGGAAGATGGACAGAAGCACGTTTTCGCTCCTTTATCGTTTCTGCACTCCGACAGGCACATGCCAAATGGGGTGTTAAACACGATGTTAAATCAGCGGCTAGGGTGGCCAGAGGTATGTACAAGTGTGCCAAATGTGGCAAAGGCTCCTCAGCTACCCTACCACCGCTAGAAGGAAAGAAGCGTAGACGCAACAACGCAGCAGTAGACCACATAGACCCAGTAGTAGACCCAGCAGTAGGCTTTATAGATTGGAACACCTACATAGACAGAATGTTCATCGAAGCTGAAGGGTATCAAGTACTGTGTCACAAGTGTCACACTGCTAAGACTAATGCAGAACGCAAGAGGCGTAAAAAATGAACCAAGTAGAAATGTTTTATAGACCCACTGACCCTGAGACAAGTAAGTTAGCAGCACAACAGATGTTTAGTTCTGGTGCTATGGACACACAAAGAGCAATGGTGTATGACATTTTAGCTGATAACCAAGGACTAACAAGTAGAGAACTGGCTGATCTGTCTGACGGAGATATGCATCAACAACGACAGATATTCAGCCGTAGGCTTCCTGACCTGAAAAACTTAGGATTAGCTAAACAAGGACTGGCTCGTGTATGCAGCTCATGTAATAGGAAGTGTGTTACTTGGTATTTAGTAGAGGAATTTTAAAATGACTAAACATCTAGTAATACCAGACACACAGGTAAAGCCAGAGCATTCTGTTAAGCACTTACGCTGGGCTGGTAAGTACGCAGCAGAGAAGAAGCCAGACGTTATCATCCACATTGGCGACCATTGGGACATGCCTAGCCTAAGCAGCTATGATGTAGGAAAGCGCAGCTTTGAAGGTAGACGCTACACCAAGGACATTGACGCTGGTATCGAAGGCATGGAAGCATTCCTGGAGCCTATCGTGGCAGAGCAGAACCGCCTGAAGCGCAACAAAGATAAGCAGTGGCGACCACGTATGGTGTTTACTCTAGGCAACCACGAGAACCGTATAGAACGTGCTATAGAGTCTGATCCAAAGATAGACGGTCTTATCAGCTACAGGGATTTCCAGCTAGAAGAGATGGGCTGGGAGGTGTATCCATTCCTACAACCTGTCATCATTGACGACATAGCCTACTGTCACTACTTCACCAGTGGTGTGATGGGCAGGCCTGTCAGCAGTGCTAAACTAATGCTGGCTAAGAAGTACATGTCGTGTATAATGGGTCACGTACAAGACAGAGACATCGCCTATGCACGTAAAGCAGACGGTACAAACATCATAGGCTTGTTCTCAGGAATCTACTACCAACACGATGAAGACTACCTAACACCACAAACCAATGGAAGCTGGTCAGGTATCTGGTTGTTGAACGAAGTAGCTAACGGTGGCTGTGACGAACTTCCAGTCAGTATAAACTATTTAAGAGAGAAGTACGGAGACTGAAATGGCTCTCACCTATTACGACTTACTAGAGAAGATGGCGCTGCTAGACGAGCTAACAATCATAGAGATATTGAACATAAGCTCAGAAGATTTAGTGAACAAGTTTAGCAACCGCATCAACGATAGACTAGAAGAATTATCAGAGGATTTTAAACATGAGTATTAATGAAGCGACACGATTCGACTGGGACAGGGCAACAGCCAAGACAGGACTAGAGCCTTGGATGAGAGCAGCAGCGGAAGAAGCAGCAGAGGATGTAGTCAACAACCCAGACCACTACAACACAGGCAACATAGAGTGTATTGATGCAATAGAGGAGTCCATGTCCAGCGTTGCATTCAAAGGCTATCTCAAGGGCAACTGCATGAAGTACCTTTGGCGCTATGACTACAAAGGCAAACAGGTAGAGGACTTACAGAAAGCTGGTTGGTACTTACGCAAGCTAACAGAGATGGTAACAGAGGAGAACACATAATGGATCAGTACCAACAGTTTATACACAAGAGCCGCTACGCACGTTGGCTACCAGAGGAAGGCAGACGAGAGACGTGGCATGAGACAGTCAACAGATACGTAGACTTCTGGAAGGATCGTGGACAGATAGACGAGACAGTAGCTTTAAAGATGTTCAACGCTATCCACAACATGGAAGTAATGCCTAGTATGCGCTGCATGATGACAGCAGGTGTTGCGTTAGACAAAGACAACGTAGCTGGGTTCAACTGTAGCTACCTAGCCATTGACTCACCACGTAGCTTTGACGAGCTGATGTATGTGCTTATGTGTGGCACAGGTGTAGGCTTCAGCGTTGAGCGTAACTTCATTAACAAGCTGCCAGAGATTGCAGAAACATTCCACAAGACAGACAGCGTTATTGTTGTTAGTGATAGTAAGATTGGTTGGGCTTCAGCGTTCCGTGAGCTTATCGCTATGCTGTACGCAGGCAAGATACCACAGTGGGATGCTAGTAGAGTTCGTGGTGCTGGTGAACGTCTAAAGACCTTTGGTGGTAGAGCCAGTGGCCCAGACCCTTTGATAGACCTGTTTAACTTCTGTATTGAGGTGTTTCAGAAAGCTAAAGGCCGTAAGCTGACATCTATTGAGTGTCACGACATAGTGTGTAAGATTGCTGACATTGTTGTTGTCGGTGGTGTGCGTAGATCAGCCCTAATCAGCCTGTCTAACCTATCAGACCAGCGCATGGCAAAGGCTAAGTCAGGTGACTGGTGGCGACATGAGGGTCAACGAGCATTGGCTAACAACAGCGTAGCGTACACTGAGAAGCCAGACTTTGAGTCGTTCCTGTCAGAGATGCAGACGATGTATGAGAGCAAGGCAGGTGAACGTGGTATCTTTAGTCGTGTAGCAGCACAGAAGATAGCAGCACGTAATGGACGTAGAGACGCTGACCAGGACTTCGGTACTAACCCATGCTCTGAGATTATCCTACGCAGTAATCAGTTCTGTAACCTGTCAGAGATTGTAGTACGTGAGGATGACACACTAGATAGTCTCAAGAAGAAGGCAGAGATGGCAGCTATCATTGGTACGCTACAGGCTACACTAACAGACTTCCGTTACCTACGTAGCTGCTGGAAGCGTAACACAGAGGAAGAGGCGCTGCTGGGCGTTAGTATGACAGGTATTATGGATCACTACCTGTTGAGCAAAGGAGAGTCTAAAGATTTGGAGAAGTGGCTTGAACAAGTACGTGACGTTACTATTAAGACTAATAAGAAATGGTCTGAGAAACTTGGCATTAATCAGTCTGCTGCTATTACGTGTGTTAAGCCGTCTGGTACTGTGTCTCAGCTTGTTGACTCTGCTAGTGGTATCCATCCTCGCTTCTCTGAGCATTACATTAGACGGGTACGTAGCGACAAGAAAGACCCATTGGCAGTCTTTATGGAGCAAAACGGATTCCCAGTAGAGCAAGATGTTATGACACCTTCTTCTGCTGTCTTTAGCTTCCCTGTACAGGCTCCTAAGTCTGCTGTTACTACATCGCAAGTAGGAGCTATGCAGCAGCTAGAACTATGGAAGGCATACCAGAACCACTGGTGCGAGCATAAGCCCAGTATCACTGTTTACTATACAGATAATGAGTTCCTGCAAGTAGCACAGTGGATATGGGAGAACTTTGACTTGTGTAGTGGTATTAGTTTGTTGCCGTATAGTGATCATGTATATCAACAAGCTCCGTATGAAGAGATAGACGAAGATAAGTATAAAGAGTTACTAGCGTCTATGCCTGAAGGAATTGACTGGGAGGACTTAGGTAAGTTTGAAACTGAAGACAACACGACAGGAAGTCAGGAGTTAGCATGTGTAGGTGGTGCATGTGAGATAGTGTAAATGTTGTAGGTACTAAAAAGCCCTGTGTAGATGACTGCACAGGGCTTTTTTGTTACGGTCTAGCTAGTAACTCTGGCACACCTTCTTCTTCTTCTGTCGCCAATCCTTTTAAAGCATCAGCAATATAGATTCTATCAGCGTGTAACTGCTTTATCATTGTAGCGTCTTTTGAAGTTTTAATTGCTTTATCCGTAGCTTGTAATAATTGACCAAATAACTTTTTAACTCTAGCAGGAGCAGCATAGCCCATAGTGACCCTGCCTAGTCCTGTCAAAGCTAAACCACCTGCCATGTACGGTATCAACTGTGGAAAAGACAAAGCAGTCCCCGCTGTTGTTCCTAACATTGCGGCATTAGCTAACCAAAGCCCTCTTTGACTGTCATAAGGAAGAACTTTGGTTATGTTCTGTACTGTTCTTCCTAGTATTGTCGCGGCTTCTTCCGCTGCTTTAGGGTTTATGTTATCTAACGCTCTGTACATCAACGTTTGTTCTCTAAGAGACTTTTTAACTCCTGCGCTTGGTACAGCCTCGTCAACAACACTGTTTAAAGTTTCTCTAATTGTTCTGAAAGGAACACTCAAAGCATTTTCGTCTGTTGCGTTAAACACACTACCTTTGTTTTTTAAGATAAACTTATCTAAGTCTTGACGAACTCTTAAAACATTTGCAGGAGTTAAGGGCTTATCTTTTAAAAGCTGTAAAGTTTTATTTAGCAGTGCATTAGCTGTGTCCTGTAAAGGTTTTTGCCCTTTGATTAGAGGATTAGTATCAATTAAATCTTGTACATCTTTTATTAAACGGTCAGATACTTGTTGTGCATCAATACGCCCAGTAGCGCCTGTAGCAGCTATTCTGTTTTTTTCTTGCTTATCTAGTTTTTTAATAAGATCGTCTGCTTTTTTATATATATTATTGCGAATAACAATCCCATTATGTTTTAAAGTTTTACCGTAAGACACGCTAGGAATGTTTTGTAATAGTACAGACATCTCCTTCTCATCAGGAGTTAACTCTACTACAGCTTTCTGTAAAACACCTTCTACCCTTGTTCTTGGTAGCTGTTCCTCTAAAACCTTTTTTGTTTGTACTGGTTTTATTAGGTCATTAACAAACTTTTCTTTTGTCTGAGCTATTTTTTTATCACTAGTGTTTACAATTCTAGTCCCAGCCGAACCTATTGAATTAGATACAGGCTTAGAAAACACGCTAGGCCCTAAAAGCAAAGGTATGTTTACAGCGGCTTCTATTGCTTTGAATGTTTCAGGGTTTTCTTTTTTTAGTCTTTGGTACTCTTCTGTTCCTCCATCCAAAGCCTGTAAAGCTAGTTGTCCTGCTGAAGTGCTTAATACAGTATTAGCTGCTGTTGCAAAAGCATTAACAACAGGTTTTTCCATAGCGTCAGGAATTAACAGACTGACTCCTTTAACTCCTGTGCCTATTGTTTCTGCTATTACGTCTATGGGAACTCCGAAACCTAATGCTACTGTGTTCATAGTAGCTCCCACTTCAGGCAGAACTTCACCTTCACGTACTGCTTGCCGTGTTCCTCTAGCTGACTCAACTCTTTCGTCAAAACTCTCCATAAAACTATTAACAGCGTCAGGAATTAAATCAGGAATTGTAGCAAGCTGATCTAGATAACCAACAGGCTCTTCTACAACAGTATCTATAACAGGCGCGGGGCTATAGTTTTTAATATAATTAGCAAGTTTTTGAGCGTTTTCAGCATCACCAGCTACGTGTGCTGCTTTTAAAGCATCTGCCGCTTGTTGTAATACAGGGTCTAATTCAGACATTATCTAGACGCTCCTGAGTTTGGTGTGTATAAATCAATAAGGCTCTGAATTTCAGTATCTACTTTAGGCTGTTGGTCATAAGCCCAAGCAAATTCAGGAACATCCACAGTCATTCCAAATTGGGCTACTCCCTCACCTAATTTAGCTATTTGTTTATTATGCTCTTGTATCTTTTTTCTGGTTGCTCTAGCCTGTAACTTAATAAGCCTCTTTAAAGACTCACCATCAAGAGTTATTGTACCGCCTACAATTCCTTTAGCAAACTCCCTATCAGCGTCAGAAAGACCAGTACCTGCACCAAACGCTTTAATAACTTCAGCAACAAGATTACCAGCATTAGCTATAAATGTTTCTGTATTGCTTATTAATTGTTCTCCTTCACCACTTATTAAACCTACAGCTTTTAATAACTTACCCGCTCCTAGTTTTATCTCAGCTCCAGTACCTGTTAAAATACCAGCGCCTTGGCTTATTGTGGCCCACTGAGTGTCTATTACGTCACTTTTTAAAGAAGCTGCTTTAGCGTCATCAAATTGCTCTATAAGACTATTTGCTCTTTTTTCGCCTAGTTGTTCTATAAACGCACTTCGCCCTTCTTGACCTAAGTTTACTTCTACTGATGTGCCGTTTTTATCTATAGTAGTGCCCGCGGGTGCAGGTTCTTGAGTTAAAGCATTTACAACTACATCGTCCTTCCCTTCTTCGCTTCTCACAGACAACATAATAGGATTGCCATTATGCTCGCCAGCAAACGGCTTACTTAACTCTACACCTTTTTCTTCAGGAGCTAACATAGGCAACAACTCAGCAAAATTCTTATCAAAAACACCTGAAGCAACTAAAGGAATAACATTTTCATATTTTTTATCTTGAGACAAACGAGATATTAAAGATTGTCTAGTCGTTAAAGTTTGTTTAATAGATGCTTCTTCTTGTTGCATCTGCTTAATCCTAGCCGCAGTCTGTGCAGCACCAGCGATGTCACCAGTAGCTTGTTGTATCTGAGCAATCTTACGCAAGTCATCAGGGTTAGACATGTCCAACTGAGCCATCGCCATCTGTAGTTGTTCAGCGGGAGTGCCTCTGCTTTGCCCCATTAAACCACGAGCAGCTCTTTGCATACCTTGTGCGCGTTCTGCTCCAAAGGCTAACCGTTGTTGTTCTGCGTTACCACCCATTGCCATAGGGTCTGGACGACTGCTTGGCATTCCCGTAAGGAGTCCTGCAATATCTTGTCTAGCCATTGTTGTTCTCCTTAAATTCTGGGTAGTAATGATGGCTGATAACCAAAGTCATCAGGGGCTTGTATGTTGCCTAAGTTTATTGACTGTCCTGCTGAAGGAATAGCTGTTGGTACAAAATCACTAAACAAAGAACCTGTGTCGTATGGGTTAGTTACTTCAGGTAAGAAAATACTACTTAGAAAATTACTACCGCCTAAAAAAGAATCAGTAGCTCCTGTAGGTACTGTTAGCATGTTTTGAGTAGACTCCCTACCGTTAGTTAAGTAACTTAGAAGAGAACCAACAACACCACCGCTGTCTGTTAAGGGAGCAGCGTTTGCTCCACCAAGTATTCTGTTCATTAGCTGCTCTTGCATAGTCGGCTGTTTTCCTAACAAACTAGTCATTAAACCTTGCTGCTGTTGCTGCTGTAGTCTATTAGCTAAGTCTTCTGCCTGTAAACGAGCTTCTAATCCTGTTTGACCTAACTGTCCTCTAAGTTCTACACCGCCTAACTGCCCTCTTTGCTGTAGCTGAGAAGGAATCTGACTAGCTTCTAGCATAGATAATGCTTGCTGCTGTGGCTGGTATCCTGCTGCCTGCAACATTCCACCTAACTGTCCAGCCTGTAGCATTTCTGCCTGAGACTGCTGACGCGCACCTAAGTTAGCACGGGCCATAGCTTCCTGTCGTGCAGTCTCTTGAGCTAACAACTCAGGAGAGGAACCACCATAAGCAGCAGAGCCTAGTCCTAAGCGCCCTTGTGACAGCATACGCTCTTCTAGTGCTAAACGCTGACGTTCCTCTTCAGGACGCTGTACGGCTCTCATCTGCTCGTATAGCTGTGCTTGTGCTGTGGCAGGGTCTGCACCTACTTGACCAAACAAACCACCTACCTGACCCTGTAGTTGCGTCTGTAGAGCCTGTTGCTCTGGAGACAAGTCAATACCAAACCCGCCTTCAGGAGTAGTTCGTACATTGGCTAAACCACTAGTTACCGTGTATGGTTTAAACTGGGCTTGCTCTTGTAGTTGCGTACCTAGTTGTTCCATTCCTGCTTGAGTCTCACGACCTAGCTGTTGCGCCCCCTCAATGTTTTCTTGTCCTAAGTAATACTCTCCACCTGCTCGTAGTAAATCCATTAAAGCCATTAGTACGACCCTCCAGTAATTGTGCCAGCCGTTAGTGTGCCTGACACGTTTACGGTTACAGCGGTTGTAGTCCCTGTCAGCGCAGCGTCAGCAGCGTTAGCCTTTGTAGCACTGGCAGTAGCAAGATTATTAAATTCTGTATCAATTTCTGCACCTTTGACAATCTTGTTGGGATCGCCCGAACTTAGAGAGTCCTTAGTTGCAAAGTTAGTGGTCTTTGTATAGTTGGACATTAGATAAGTCTCCCTAGTAGAGCATGTATGTCAATTTTTTGAATAGAAAATGCAGCATTGTTTATCTCAGCTTCAATACCAATAGTAACAACTTCGCCGCTACCGCTGGTGTTAACCTTTGGTGTGTTGATAAGGATAGCAGCAGAATACTCACCTGTTGTGTTGTATTCAGTAACGCCGTACTCTGCTATGTTAGAACTACCAAAGGTAAAGACTTGCTTAGTGTATGCAGAACTATAGTCGTAACCCCAGTTTAATGTAGCAGGTGTGTTCTGACCACCAATGATAGTGATGTTAAACTTCTTCAAGAACTTTAGATTAGAAGCGTTGCCAAAGTCCATAGGGTTGCTAAAGTATCGCATCTGATACTTGTTAGCGCCATCCATGTAGTCGTTGTATTTAACAATGCCACTAGAAATACCTATGTATATGTCACCACCTTCTATAGAGACAAACGACAAAGGATACAAACCAGACCAAGTAGTAACACGATTAGAACCATCCTCTAGTTGCCTACGCATATCAAAGCAGTATACTAAGTTACTGTCTGGTAGTGTTAGTAGGTAGAAGGCTTCTTCAGAACTGTACAATGACTTGATAGCGTTAGTCTGTGCTGGTATCAGAGAAAGCAAATCAGTGCGTACATTCTTACTCAAGTCACGCATAGGCATAGACTTCTCTTGGATAGTCCTACCAAAGCTACGTACACCTGTCTCAGACAAGAACAGTATGTCAGTGCCTGTGTGCTGTACTGAGTCACGAGCTATACAGCCAACGCCTTCTATGGTGTCTGTAAGCGTCATAGAGGCAGGAGAGGAGGCTCCTGAGTACACAAGTATAGACTTCCTACCAAAGATGATTAGAAAGCCATTGTGGGCTGCTAAGGACGTTATCTCATCAAAGCCTGTAGGCCATACTAATGTAACGTCTAACGAGCCTGAAGCGCCTCCTGTCCAAGCATGGCCGTTAAGTGTGTCAGACCAGTATACCGTGTGCTTGTCACCTGTGATGTCAGCTACAAACAACTTACCATAGGCTGCTAGGACTTCATTGCCCTGTGGTGCAGTTCCTGTACTATGGCTGTGGCCTGACATAGTTTCTAACACAAAAGAGCCTGACTCGTCTGTGCCTATCAGTGGCTCATTGCCTCTCTGGAACATGTACACATGGTTGTTCAGTGTTACTGTTTTCCAGTTGTTAGCTGTAGGAGTATAACTACTAGGAGTAATGTCTGTTAAGGTTGTAGTACCTTTAAATACTTTATTGTTACCTGCTGACAGTATAACCTTATCGCCAGAGTTATCAATAAACTCGTACATGGTTTCTATACCACGGCTGCTGCCTAATACAGAAGAGCCATTAGTAGATACCTCTACCCAGCCCTTACGCGCACCAATACGACCTAGCTTGTCAATAACACAGTTGTCTGCAATAGCAGCAAACGAAGGATCAACACCAATGGGTGAGTCCTGTGTGTTAAGACCAGCGAATCCTGGCGCTGCTACTGTAATGTTCTGTAGTTGTTGTGCCATTTACGAATACCAGATAGTTTCTTCAGGATGTTGAGATGCATCAATAGCAATAGCATCTGCCAAGGTATTGTCAGCCAGTGCAAACAACTCTGCTGCTGATGTGCCGCCAGTCTCTCCACGCTCTCTAGCACCTAATGCAGTGGCTAGTTGTATAACAGGAGAGGAAGGAATCAGCATGTTGTCTGTGTCTGCTGTAAAGTCTGCTGTGCGTAGTACCACGTTAAAGCGTAACTCAAACACACCGCTAGGCTTAGGATACACGTCAACAGCATTGTCACCAGCAGCGTTAACACCGTTGAAGCTGTAGAACTGTGGAGAACCAATAGGTGGAGTCTCAATCAAGAAAGCATTGTCCATCCAGCGAGAAGCACGGTACTGCATGAAGAAGTCTGAGGTGTCGTTAATAACGTCCAGCACCTTCATCCTGTTCTGTGAACCAGTTAAGACATAGTTAAACGTCTCTGTCGTGGTAGACACTGTGAGAGTAGTACGTAGAGCAGTCCAATCGTAAGAGTCTTCTACGGTGCGTTTAGCGTCATTAACAAACTCTCCAATAAGTTTAGAGTAGCTGTTCTGAGATACAGAAGTTACTTCGTCCTCTCTCAGCCTGCGTAGTACGCTGTTAACTAGTTGTAAGTAAGTCATTAGAAAATATAGCTCCGTCCAAGTATTGGGTCTTCGTAATCTGTGTCTTCAAAAAAGTTCTCTGCTGGTGCGTCTAAGTCCACATACTCTAGCGGCTCAATCTCTAAACCAACTTCAGTTTTAAACTTAAACAGCTCATCTTTAAACAAGTCATCTGTTGTGCGTGTGGGCGAGGGCTGTGAAGTTAATAAACCACCCTCTGGTAAATTGATATTAATCTGAGGAAAGCCTACGTCAACACTAGGCAAATCAACACTAGGCAAGTCAATATCTGGTAAGGCATTTCTAACAGCAGTGTCTAAAGCAGAGAATGCATCGCCAATAGGTTGTGTAATCTCGTCATCAATAACCTTACCTGCTTCTCTAATAGGCTGTATAATAGCATCGTCTACAGCACTGCCTGTTGCACGGACAACATCTTCGACAACTGGTGCTGTTTCTTTAGCTGCTTTATATACAGGTTCAGTAACAGATTGCGCTGCTTCTTTTATAGGCTGTAAAGCTTGTCTATCTATTTGTCTAAGAGTTTCTTTTGTTCCTTCTGAAACCTCTAACGACTCTTCAACAAACTTAGCAACTTCTGTAGCTACTGTACCTATAGGACGTACAACGTCTCTAACGACATCTTCTATAACGCCTAAGTCTATGTTAGTCTCAGGAAGGTCAATAGAGCCTAGTGTCCCACCTTCTGTAATATATTTACCTACGCCAGCAAGAAGAGCCTCGTCTAATTCTGTACCGCCTGCAACTTCTGAAACAACTTTGTTTAAACCAGCTTCAAAATCGTCATACTGTATACCAGCATTTTCAATAGCTTCTTTGTCTAATCCTACTTTACCTAAACCTTCTTTAAGCAGAGGTGCGCCTACTAAAGCAACAGCAGCACCTTTAGCATCACCAGCGGCTGCTGCGGTTAATGCTGCTTGTGTTTGTCCGTAGGTAGAACCGAACAAGCCTGTTCCTTGAGATGGTAATACAGGGCCAACACCGCCTGCTGGAGCAACGCTTGAGCCTGCAACAGGAGCTTTAATAGTTCCTGCCATCTCTAACCCAGTCAACATGCTAGTAGCTATTTCCACTGGAGTAACGTCTACACCTGACGCAGCCTTTGCAGCAGTCATTGCCAGAGTTCCACCAGGAATAAAACTAGCAGCTACATTAATAATAGGCTCTTTTAAAAAACTTTCAACTAGATTATCATCTTTAACAAAAACTGAAGAGTAAGTACCTACTGGCCCTTGAGCAACTAACTCACCACCTTTAAATTTATCAGGCATAAGTTTAAAACTAGCATTATCATCACCTGTAGTGAGATACATCGTTTTGCCATCTACTTCTTTAGTTAGCGGTATATCATTTTTAGTAATGTAGTCTGATAAAGATTTTCCAGAGGCAACCCCAATAACCGCCTGTGGTGAGCCACCAGTACCTTCTCTAGCAAAATCACTAGGATCAAACTGATTGTAATTTACTACCTTTGCTGCTGACTCTCGCTGCCCTTGTATATTGGTAAAGTAATTACCATAGTTACTCAAGGCTTGTTCAGGACTGTCGTATTGCGTACCAACACCAAAGTCTAAATCAGGTATTCCTTGATACGTGTTTAAGTTTAACGAAGGAGCTTTACCAGCTTTTATAGCGTCTACTTCTCTCCTCTCAGCCATAGTCATATCTGAGTAGAACTTAGCTTGTCTTACAGGAGCTACAGGAGCAGCTACAGGAGGAGTATACGAAGCTGTTGGGCTGATGTCAGGAAGATCAAGACCAGAGAAGTCTAAGTAACTTAAATCTATATTACTAAAATCAAAAGGACTTGCTAAAGAAACAACTTCTTCTTGTACAGGACGAACAGCAGACCTAACAGGTAGGTTTACTACAGGGTCACTAATGACAGGAGTAGACTTACGAGCTGCTGCTGCTCTAGCTGCTGCTGCATTAACGCGATTGTTTGTACTGTATCGTCCACCACCCATTAGCGTTCTCTCTGTACGTTCTTAGTCTTCTCTACTGTACGCATAGCACCTAAGCCTAACATACCCATTAGTACACTTGTGAGCAATGAGCTATCGACAGGTGGGACAGTAAACCAGATGCCTAGTATTGGAGCTAGGATAGTAGAGTAGAATAAGGCTAGTCCACATATCCAACCTATTGCAGGTCTCCAGCCAGCGACAAACAAACTCTTGTGTGCTGCCTCAGTCTTGTTGACATCTAACTGACCCTTGGCTAACTCTTGAGCATGCTTCTCTGCCATAGTCGCTAGTTCAAAGGCTATAGCGTTTTTCTTATCTTTATCTTCTATGAATTTATCTAAAAGTCCAGTCACTGGCCCTATTAAACTATTTAAAATACTCATATATTATACACTATTTAGTCTTGTTTGTCAAGCTGTTTATCACCATGCACTAGTTTCTGCACAGTGTCGGACTCGTATATCCTTAGAGCCATCCACACAATCGTCAACAAAGACGCTGTTGGCGGTAACCAGGCTGCCATTGTCAGTAACGCTGTAGAGGCTGCTGCTACGTCTATTGCTTGTTTAGTTTCTTCGACCATTACATACGTCCTAGTATAGTAAATACAACGTAGACTGCTGCGCCTATGGCGGGCAGAGCAACCAATGCTGTGCAGATGACAGTAAAGAACTCAACCATCTGTTGTTTATGTTTAGCTTTGACATGGAGTCTGTCTTTCTCCTCCTGCGCCCTAGCTCGTTTACAGTCTGCTTGAAACTGTAACCAGTCATCGTGCATGTTGGGTCTGCCTGCGTAGATCATAACTTCACGCAGATGTGCCTCTTGTTCTTTCAAAGTCTCCAGAGCCATGAATGCTTCCATGTCTGACTTAGTGCCTGTCTTGTTGGCTTTCTTGGCAATGGAGCTTTTGCTGTCAAAGTAGCTTGTTACCTGAGTAGCTACGCTATGCAGTTCTTGACCGTTACTGATGGCGTTCTTGATAACACCGAATGCCGCATTAGCGACAGCAATCTCTGCAAGCATAGCTAACCTCTACTGTTTAGCTTTGTTGTTTAAAAATGCAAACTGCTCCAAGACTTTGTAAGCCTTAGCAACCCACTCGTCATCCTTTGGAGTTTCTGTGTAGTTACATACAACACTGGCAATGGTCACCAGTGAAGTCGCAAGTACATATAGGTCTAGTAAATAACCCATTACCAAGGAGTCCCTACAGCTACAGCAGGAGCCTTAGACGCTTCTATCTGTGCTGCAATGCTTGCTTCAATAGCATCAGCATCTACGTCATCCTTTACCCAGCCAATAGCCTGAGCTTCTGTGATGTCTGCATAGGCTGTGTAGCCAGCGGCAGTGCTGTCAGGAGTAAAGCCACAAGTGCCGTATGAGCTACCTGAGTGTGTTACAGCGTCATCACCAGTGCCTACTACTTCGCTGTCTGATGCTCGCCAATGTGCTACAACTACACCGTCATCTGATGTGTTGCGTTCTAGTGTTGAGATTGTCCAAGTTATTGCCATTGTTTTATTCCTTATAGTTAAATTGCTGAGATAATGAAGGCGAGTAGGTTTTCATAACAGACATTTAATCTGGTCTGCTCATTGCCATCTTCGTCTGTTGTTGTTGCTGATTTATAAACTTGGTAGTCATTAGCATCTAAGCCTTCAGCCTCAAATGCTTCTGCTAGTTCCTGTGCAATAACACCAAAGTGTATGTTAGCGTCACCACCATCTTTCTCTACGGCATCAATAAATCTAAACGCTTTTAGAAGTCCTTTACAGGCTACTGCAACGTTACGCTCTGCATCAGTTAATTCTCTGATGTCTTGTTTCATGTTACGGTCAGATGTTGAGTACGTTGAGCCACTGCGGTAGATGTTTTTGAAGCGATAGTTAGAAGCGCCTAAGTCAATAGCGTTGTCTCTACTGCTGTTTGTTCCAATATTCCATGGTATAATAGCATCTGCGGCATCATAAAAATACAACCCAGTATCGCCAGTACCAATCATTAAGTCTCCACCACTAGCACCAATACTACCTACGGCTGTGCCGTCTTTGGCGAAGGTAACAATAGAGCCATCGTTAGTGACTCTATTAAACTTAGCGCAATCACCTGCGTTACGAGAAACATGGAGTAAGTCTGATTGACCACCAAGTACCAAGCCAGTGCCAGTGCCATCTGCAACTAGCCTATCAGTAGTACCCACCAACAGGTTGCCTGAGGAGTCTATACGCATGCGTTCTGTGCCAGCTAATAAAAACTTAGCACCCGCAGAGCCGTTTAATGTTTCTATAGCAAAGCGACCTTGACCTCCTTCATACAGTTGAAAAGCAGCCGCACCGCTTGAAGCGTTGGCATTAATTAAGTTACCTGTTCCTTGAACGACAAACTTTCCATATCCTGCTGGGCTACTGTTCCCAATACCCACGTTGCCGTCTGCGGTTAGCGTCATTACATCGCCAGTTTGATAACCGCTATTGTAAAGCGAACCAAACCGCATTTTAGCTTTAGGCGCTGTATAGTCTACGCTGATTCTGCCAAGAGCATTTGTAGCGTCAGTCCACTCAATTGATTTGTTGCCTGAAGGGTTGTCCCAACCTGTCTCTAATCGCAAAAGATTAACAGCACTGCCTGTTGTATCTTTCAAATGCAATTTAGCACTAGGCGAACTAGTCCCTATACCCACTGCACCACTAGCAGTCAGCGTAGTAAACGCGCCTGTGGATGCAGAAGATGCGCCAATGGCTGTGCCGTCAATAGAACCTGCGTTGATGTCTATGGTGCTAGGGTTAGTACCAAGCTCAACAATAGCACCGCCGTTGTCCTCAGTAAATAGTCGTTTGTCAGCTACGTTGACCGCCAGTTCACCCTGTACAAGATCACTTGCTGTAGGGACGGCTGAAGCGGTTGAGCTGTTCTTAGTTACAATTTTTGTTGCCATGTTTATATACCTTTAGTAAGTCCCGCCATCAAGCGTACCAGTAGTCATGTTGCTTGCGTTTAAAGTTGAATTAGATTGTAAAGCTGATGCAGCCAACACACCCTGTGCTGCTGTAGCATAGTCCGTAGCCGCTGTAGTAGCTGCTGTACCTAGTCCTAAGTTAGTTCTAGCTGTGCCTGCGTTAGCCAAGTCAGACAAGTTGTTAGCCTTCAGTGCTGCTGTGGACAACTCCGCTGCTGCCGCTGTAGCACTGTTAGCTGCTGCTGTAGCACTAGAGGCTGCTGCTGTTGCACTAGCTGCTGCATT